TTACGCGTCTTTCAGCCAGGGCATTTCCACGGGCGACACGATCAGTTGCCGGAATTCGCGCTTCAGATCGAAGATGAAGCCGACCAGAATCATGGAATCGGCGTAAGGAATCGGGAAAACATGCGGATTTTCCGGCGTACGCAACGGGCGCTCGGGCGTGTCCGCTGCCGCCGCGGCGTTCTCGCGAACGCTTTCCAGCTCGTCGGCCATGGCCGGGCCGTTGACTTTCAGCACACGGCTGCGCAGCTCGCTCAAGGGCTCGATACGCGCAGCGTCTTCGTGGTATTCGGGCACTTCGTAAACGAACCAGGACATTTTCGTTTCCTGTGAGAAGGGGCGCTATTCTAACGCTGCGCGCGGATCCGCTGGAAACCGCCCTCGGCGGGTCGCCGCCACGCCGGGAGCATTACGTTGCACACGACGTGATACTCAAGATGGAGGTTGTCGATTTCGACCCCAATTTGTCGATAATCAGCATTATGTAAAGTCTGGTAGCTAGCGAAGAACCGGTAGTTCTGTCAGGTTGAAGGAAACTGTTTGTAAACATACTTACAATCGCTTACACAGTTTCGCCTCCCGCAACGCCTATGAATGCCGCCGCCTGCCGTCACGGCGCGCTAGACGATTTTCTCGCGCTCACGAACGGTCTGTCCATCGCTCGAATCGCCCAAACGCTCCGCTGCTGCACCCGCACCGTGCGGAACTACGTCGCCGGTCGCTCTCCGATTCCGTGGCACCGTATCGAAGTCCTGCGCCTGCTGGCGCTCGAATCGAACCGCGCAGCACATGAAGCGACAGCGCCCGGCGCGCACCTCGACGAGCCGTCGCCAGTACGCGCGAACATCGAGCCGGACCCGGCCGCACCGGACGTCCCGCCCGATGAAATGCTGGCATGGGTCGGCGTTCATGCGCCGCATTACCTGTCCAGCCAACGCAGCCTGACGCACTACATTCGCGGCTGGAACGTGGTCGACAAAATCCGCCGTGCCAAGAGCGAAGGCACGTTCGCGACCGTGCTCGCCAAGTGGCGCACGCTCGCGCTGGATCTGCCTCGTGCATGGCGTTCCGGACCACTCTGGACCGGCATCGGGCCGCCCGCATACGTCGCCGAACGGGCAACAGATAGTTGACCCGGCGGGGCCGATCGTACGGGAGTTGTAATCGATGTGATATCTTCCGACCACATACTTTCAATTATTACGGGGTTGTATCGCATGGCACGGGGTTTGTCATACGTCTGCATTTCAATGAAGCATGCCACCGATAGACGCGAGAATATGGCCGAACAATTCAGGTTACACGGAATTGATGGGCGGTTTTTCGATGGCGTTGATATCTCTGCCCACACCGGGTCGATTCCAGGCTATAGCGAAGCCTCAAGGAAATTTTTTTATGGGTGTGCGCTCACCAAGGGCCAAATTGGATGCTACCTAAGCCATCGGGAAGTCTGGAAGCAGTTGATAGCATCGGGTGACGAGGCGTGGTGCATTATGGAGGACGATATTAGTTTTCTTTCTGGCTTCAAGGCTGCCACAGAGGAACTATATATGTACCGGGAACACTGGGACATTGTCCGCTTATATGGAATTTTCAAGAATCCACAGATTGAATACGCGTCACTGCCGAGCGGCACAAAGCTAATGTGGATGGATACACATCCGCTTGGCACACAGTGCTACGTAGTCACACGAAATGCGGCCGAGCGCCTTCTCCGTGTTACGGAAAGAATTATGGTTCCAATCGATGATGCACTAGACCAAAACTGGAAACATGAGTTACGCCTATATATTACGTCGCCGGAATATGTTCGTGACGAAGGTTTCGATTCGACAATTGGCAAACTTGATTCCGGACAATCCATCGCATACCGCATACTCGTTAAACCTTTTCGAAGAATGCGGAAAATTCCGCAAAAAGCGTTCAATTCGAAAAATCGGCCAACCGGTATTCTCAGGTTAGGTAAAAACGACGTCACCGGCGCCTGATGTGACCCCGACTACAAACGTTCGTTACGGCACGGCAGGTCACAACGTTGACACCAGTCAACACGCTCGGGATACTGTATGTTCATACAGTGCTTTTTTCGCCGCATCATGCCCACCGACGACGCGAACGTATTGGAATTCTTCGATGAACGCGCCGCGATCATGACTTTCGACGGCGGTTTGCCGCGCCATGACGCCGACTTTCGCGCGATGGTTCGCACTCGCATGTACTTCGAGCCGCGCGGCATCCTCATGCCGGCCGGTAGCTATTTTTCGTCGTTCTGGAACCGCGAGTACGGATGGAACGACAACGCCGGAACGGTCGTAACGCGCCCCTGCGCCGTCGCCCTCTTTTCGATGTGGAACGCGGCGAAGGACGAAGCCGACCGCGCCGGACGCCTCTACACGTCGTTGCTGGCAAGCCCGAACCGCTCGACTTGATCCGGCCCAACAAAAGCCCGCACTTGTGCGGGCTTTTTTACTTTCCTCCCTTCCGGAAATGTGTTCTGTGCCGATCCGTCGTCGGATCGTCGCGCATCTCCATTTCGAGCATTGACGTGAACCCGCCGTTACCGTCGATCCGGGAGACAACGCGTTTCACGAGCCACGGCGTCGAATCGATATCCGGTTTGAAGCCCTTCGCGTTCACGGTCATTTCCGGGTACACGTCTGCCCGGCCGAGCGCCAGCGTCATATCGAATGTTGCCTGTCCGCGCTGCGTGCGCGCGAATTCTGCCTTGGCCGCCGCCTCCGCATCAGCGCGCGAGCCATAGATTTCCGGCAACAGCTTCGTGCTGCGGTTGTTTTCGCCGCCGACGATCACGGATTCTTGCTTGCCCTTCTTCGACGTGTGCCAGCGCGCGCGCACCGACGTGTAGCTTTCGCGTTGCGAGACGTGGTAGCGGTACGAATCGCCCTTCGCCTTCCGGATCTCGAGCGTCGGCAGCGGCTTACCGCTCGCGCTCGTGCCTGCCCCGATCGGCATGAACAGCAGCCGCCCATCCTTGACCGTCATCACCGCGTCGTACCGCTTCGCGAGCCGCGTCAAAAACGACATGTCGCTTTCGCTCGTCTGGTCGATATGCGCGATCCGTACCTTGGCGAGCGCGTCGCCGAGTGCGGGCGTCAGCTTGTGCCGAGCGGCGATCGTCTTGACGATATCGCCGATCGTCTGGCCGTGCCAGCTTTTGTCACGCCGCTCGTGCATGGCGTCCGTCATCGACGCCGAACGCGCGCTGACTGTGATCTGATCGGGCGCACCGTGAAACTCGAATTCATCGATCGTGAACGTGCCTTTGTCCACGAGCGTTTCACCCTCCCACCCGATCGACAGCTTTAATTCGGCGCCGCGCTTCGGCAGTTCGAGATCGCCGCGCGAGTCGTCCAACACGAGATTGAGTGAATCCGCTTCGTCGGCGCGCGACTCGCTCAACGTAAGGTAGACCAGATACGGCGCAATCGTGCGCGACAAGTCGCGCCCGTCGAGGGTGATGCGGTAGTCAGCGTATGGGACGAGTCGCCGCGTCGGCACCTTGGCCGATTGCACAAAATCTGCCATCGCCCTACCCCTTCTTCGCTTTCGACTTCTTCGGCTTGACGTAGGGCGGCGACGCCCCGGCCGGTGCCTTGTCGAGCGATCCACTCGTCGGCTCGCTCGTCGCGGCGCCGCCGTCAACCGACGCCGCGAGTGCGCGGTCGTCCACACGCGTGATTGTCAGTGTGAATTCGATTTTCTGCGGCACGCCAAGGATCGTGAAGTACGAGTGCGTTTCGTGTAGCTCGTCGATCACGTATGCGCCGTAGACGATGCCGCGCCCGTCCACCAACACGTACGCATCGCCGGTGTTCGCCATTTCGGAGATCAGGTCCATCGAGATCGGCGTGCCGAGCACGCCGGTTGCGATCATGCCCTGCATCGTGAACGTATCGTCGCCCGGCCCGGCAAACTGGCGCGCATCGCGCGCACCGACGCGAGAATTGCTCGCGAACTTCCACGTGCGGCGCCGCTGCATTTCGCTGAACGGCGCCGTGAGCGTGCCGAAAACGAACTGTCCGAGAGAAAGCAGCATGGCGGCCTCAGTCGGACAGACGCGAGCTGACGCGACGACGGCCCTCGCGCTCGACCTGATCAATCACGCGGCGCACGGCCGCCTCGAATTCCTTCACGTTGTCACCATTCGCTACGTTGATCGTGATGTAGTAATTCCGCGTTCCACTATCGACGGGCGCCGACGACGCCGCGCTCGCGGCCGACAGCGGCGGCCGGGTGTCGATCAGCGGTCGCATTTCCAACGGCGACGGCGCAGCGCTCGCCGTCAGCGCGCCGAACGTGACCGATGCGGCCCCGGCGAGCCGGGCGGCGGCACCGGCCACGCTCGCGCGCTCGCCCTCGATCCCTTGCGCCGCGCCCTGCCCGATGAACCCGCCGAGCGCCGCGAAAACGCGGCTCGGGCTATGAATGCCGAGCTTTTCCTTGAACCAGCCGATCGCGCTTTCGCCGACGTTGTGCAGCGCTGTGCGAAGCGTGTTCATGCCGCCCGTGATGCCGTTCACGAGCCCGTCAACAATGTTGCCGCCGATTTCGATGAACCGGTTCGCAATACCCGACATGTAGGACATGATGCTGTCCCAATGCCGAATCACCACGCCGAGCAGGGTCCAGTTCATGAAGAAATCTAGAATCGCACCACCGGCACCCATCGCAGTTGACTTGATCCAGTCCCACGCCGCACCCGTTGCGGCCTTGATGTCGTCCCAATGGCGCACGATCGCGCCGACGATCGTCCAATTCATGAAGAAGTCTCCGACGGCCTGCGCAGCGCGCAGCACCCCGGATTTGATCAGTTCCCAGATCGCCAGCGTGATCGCCTTCAAATCGCTCCAGTGATCGACAATGAAGCCGACCACGGTCCAATTCATCAGATAATCGGCAATCCAGCCGCCGACCGCTTGCACCGTCCGCTTGATGCCGTCCCACAGCTTCGCGAAGAAAGCGGAGAGCGGTTTCCAGTACCGATAGATGAGGTACGCCGCCCCGGCGATCACCGCGACGACAGCGGTAATAGCAAGGCCGATCGGGTTCAGCAGCAGCAAGCGGCCGACCGCGAATATGGCACCGCCGAACGCACGGAGTGCGCCGCCCAACATAGCGAGCGTGCCGCGCAACAATCCACCCTGGACACCGAGCATCGCCATGCCGTAACGGGTGAGCGCCAGCGGCCCGATAATCGCCGCGAGCCCGATCGTCAGCGAACCACCGGCCACGAGCACCGCGCCGAGCGCCGCCAGACCGATCGCGAGTGCACGTGCCGTGCCCGCGTTGCGCTCGGTCCACCCGCTCACACGCTCGATCAGGTTTGCGGTCAGTTCGAGTCCGCGGTTATACAGCGGCAGGATTTTCGACCCTAGCTGTTCTTCGAGAATCGCTTTCTTCGATAGGGCGTCGATTTCCTTGCCCTGCGGCAACGTCTGCCCGACGTTGAACCCCTGATCGATATCGTAAGCGTGTTCGTTCAGTGCAACGCTCTTATGAATCGCCTTGCGTTGCAGGAACATCGTTGCAAACAGGTTCGACGCACGCCGGTTCGTGAAAATCGAACTGATCGCGCTGAGTACGTCACGTTCCTTCGTGATGCCCTTCTTCTCAAACAGCGGCAGCAGCGTTTGTTCCATCCACTCGAACGGCGACGACTTGAACTGATCGGTGTTCAGCAGCGCGCCATCGGCGAACGCCTTCACGAGCCCGGTTTTCTTGTTCCACTCGACTTTCTTTCTATCGAGCAAGCCGAGCGACATGAGTTTGCGCGTCGCGCGCACAGTCGTGCGGCCTTCGATCAGGTTCTGATAGCCGGACATGAGCGCGCTACCCACCGTGTCGCCGCCCATTTCCTGAATCAACGGTTCCATCTGGTAATAGAACGCGTCGGAACGCAGCATCTTGGCGGCCGTGCCGCCCGTCTTGATGAACTCCTGCCACTGGTCGCCACCGACGCGCCCACCGGTCGCGGTGATGACCTTCTGCACCATGTTCGCTTCGCGATTGAACGTCGCCGCGTCGTTCGTGCCGCCGCGCTGTTCGATCGCCTTCAACATGTTGATGAACTTCTGTTCGTTGTCGCCGCCTTGCTCGGCGCCGAACAACGCATCGTTCGCAAACTTCATTTTCGAGAGCGTCGGCAGAATCATTTCCGCGTGATGCTCGTCGTTGAGGATCGTCATGGCGTCACGCATGAGCGTGAGATTCTCCGTCGTGCTGACGCCATAGGATTTGTGTTTGCGCGCGAAATCGATCGCCTTCGCCGTATTGTGGTCGCCGGCACCGAGCGCTTGGATCCGTACCTCTTCCAACTTCGCATGCTTCGACTCATCGAGCACCGCACCGACCCCACCGAGCACGCGGCCGCCGACAGCGCGCGTCGCGTATCCGCCGACAGCCATTTCGGACGCTGTACCGCGCGCGGCCTGAAGCCGATCACGCGCGGGCGTGAGCGCCGCGCGGCGCCCATGTACAGCCTGCAACCGGCGCCCCTGTTCCGCGATTGTCTCGTTCGTTTTCGCGATGCTCGACTGCAACGATTTCTCGTATGCCGTAAGCGTCTGCGTGCCGCGCCCGGCCTGCTGCATGCGCGCGTTCAACTCGCCGAGCCGGGTCCGTTGCTTCTCCTGTTGCTGCGTGAGCGTGACGACGGACGCCGACGCCCGCCGCATCGCGTTCTGCATCCGCACTGTGGGGTTTTCCGTCGCCTTGATCTGCGCTTGCAGCCCGGCGAACCTTTCTTGTGCCGCCTTCAACTTCGTGGCGGTCTGCCCCATTTCGGTACGGACGGCCTTGACTGCATCGACGGTCTTTTGTTGCTTTTGCAGTTCGGAAAGCTGTTTCTTCGTGTCGGCGAGTGCGCGCGACAGGTTTTTGCTACCGGCGAGCGTTTGGCGAAGCGGGCGCGTCAAACGATCGACCATATCGAACACGACGCGCAGTTTCAGTTCGTTATTCATTTCGTTCGTATCGCACTCGCGCCCGCTCGCGCCACTCCATCAGTTCAGAAACAGACATCGCGTCCATGACGGCGGGCGACCAATGAAACACCGTCGCCACGTCCGCCATTGCATCTTCTACTACGTCGGGGAGCCCATGCTTGCACGCATGGCTTTCGTCATAAAAAAACCGCTGACGATCCCGGCCAGTTGCAGCAGGTCGGCCGGGTCGAGCTTCGACACATCGGCTTCGGTCAGCGTCGGCGTGGTGATACGCGGGAGCACCTTGTGCAGCGCCGACACGTCGAGGTTCACGAGATCGGACAGCGAGACGCCGCGCAGTTCGCCGGAACCGGGCTTGCGCAGCGTGATCGCCTTGATTTCGTTGTCGCCCTGACGAATCGGTTGCTCGAGCGTATGGGTGTTTTCGGTGTTCAGTTCTTTCATTTTCGTTTCTCAGTGTGGTGAGCATTGCAGTGCGGACACGCCGCACATTACGTTTAAACGCCGATGATCTTGCGAACCTGCGTGAGCGCATCCTTGCCGCCCACCAGTTCGATGAAGTTTTGCGCGTCGATTTCGATCACAGTGTCGCCGTTGATGGAAAGCTTGTAGTAGGCCATCGCCATCGTCGCCTTCGTCGTGGTGTCGTCGCCCGCCTTCGCGCTGCCGAAATCCACTTCGGAGTATCGACCGCGTGCAACGATTTCGACGGCGGTCCACTGGTCGTCACTATCGTTCCTGTACGCACCAGCGAAGCGCAGCATCACGCCATCGACGGACGGGGTACCCCACTGGTTCAACATGTTCTTATCGATCCCACCGAGCGACCATTCCAGTTCCATCGCCTCCGGCCCGAAATCGTATTTCACCGGCGCCACCATGCCGCCACCGCGCCACTCCTCCATCTTGCGCGCGAGCTTCGGCAGCGTCAGTTCCGCCGTCTGTCCGATGTACGACACGCCGTTGAGAAACACGTTGAAGTGCTTCAGTTTGGACGGCATTCCCATTTTTCTTTCCTCCCTTCCCTATGTCTGACCCGGACGACTTGTCCAGGCGGGTGCGTTACGCGTTCACCTGCGACGCGAAATCGGCCAGATACTGGTCGGTGATCTTCTGGCGCAGCGTGAGGTTTTCCAGCGGCGGCACGGGCGTGTAGTCGTAGTTGATGACCGCCTTGCCGTCTTTCAGCGCCACAATGCCGTTCTGTTCGGCGTCGAACCACGCCGAGCCGCCGATCAGTTGCCCCTTGGTTTTCATTTCACGCATTTTTGCGTTGATGCCCTCGATCACGTCGCGCGGCAGCGCCGGGACCATCGCGCCGTCGATCACGACCATCTGCGCTTCGGCCATCGTGTCGGCCAGTACCTGCGCCGTGCGGGTGTAGTTTTCGAACGCGAACAGCGGATCGTCGGACGCCGTGCGGGAACCCCAGAATCGAAAACCGTTTCGGTTGATCAGCGTCGTGACTTGATTCTCGTTGAGGAAACCCGCATCGGTTGCGGGGTTCTGCAAATCCCACGAAACCGGCTTGCTGATCCCTTCGACACCGTTCACCGCGACGTTCGAGAGCGTCTTGTGCCAGCCGGTTTGTTGATCGATCTTCGCGCGCAGGCCGACTGCATACGCGACAGCGGGCACTTCAACCTCTTTCGACGCGGCGTCATCCCATGCGACGAAATCCGGCCAGATCACCATCACTTCGCGCTGGCCGAACTTTTTCCGGTAGGCGACGGCCTCCTCCTGCGTGGCGACCAGTTCACCCGTTTCGTTGCGAGCCGCGACGTACGCCATCGCGCGCAGCAGTTGCCCCGTGGATGCCAGCGCATTCGCGACGGGCTGCGTATCGAGCCCCGGGACAGCCAGAATCCGCGGCTTCACCTGCACCACGGAAGGCGCCGATTCGAGCGCCTTGAGCCCGGTTTTCGTACCGTCGGCGTTCACCGACCCGATAATGTTCGACGTGGTTTCAGCCGAATCCTTGCCTTGCGCGACGCGCACCACGACGGTGTACGGGCGGGCCTGTTTCTGGATCGCATCGAGCGTCGTGTACAGCGTGCCCTTTCGGCCTGCCTTGCCGAGCGCAGCCTGCACGTTCGTGAGCAGCACCGGCTTGTTCAGCGGGAACGTGGTCGGGTCGGCATCGTCGCCGGTACAGACAACACCGATAACGGCCGTCGAGATCGTGGTGATCGGACGGACGCCGGTGTTATCTTCGACGACGGTTACGCCGTGGTGATAGTCCTGCGCCATGATTGTTTGACTCCCTTGATATTGGATTGACGCGGCCCGGATCTGGACCGCACCTCGCCGGATTGCGTCAGTCGGCGATGATTTCTGCGCCCGAGAACGCGTAGCGGTTCGGCGCGTACACCTTCAACGTGGCGTCGCCGTTCTCGCCCTCCGGAACGGGCGCCACCAGAGCGGCTTCCACGTATGCCTTCGGATCTTTCCCGGCCTTCGGCACACCTTCGACGCTCAGTGACGAATTCGCGAGCGGCGTGCGGTTCGCGCGCCGTGCCGCATCGTCATAGAAACTCGAGATCTGCGCCGACGTGCTGTTGCCTTCGTAATTGATCGTCACGGAAACGATGCGGTGAATGCTGGCGGGTGCGCCCGATTGCTCGACGGTGATCGTTTTTTTCAAAGTCATATGAATTCTCCGGTTGAGGGTAATAGCGGTGTTTCAGGGGCGATGCAGATTTACGACGGCGGATCGGGCCATTTGACCGTGAACGGAAAGCCGTCTTGCTGCGGAACGTTTCGCAGCGCTTTGCGATATGCGCGAAGCGCCTTGACTCGCTCCGCGTCACCCTCATCCTCAGCAACGGCGATTTGAGGATCGACCTTCGACAGTTCGGAGTCGCGCATGCCGCGCAGGTGATTTGCTAAATGCCACTCGATAGCCTCCGCGCCGTAGGTTTCCCACAGTTCCCGCAATTCGGATTCTGTCGGCTTCGGCGGGTCAGTCGGGAGCCAATCGACGATCAGTGCCGTGTCGATTTGAATTCTCGTTTTCCTGTCCACCTCGTGCGCAACCCAGTAGTCTTTCCCGCGCACGAGACTCGGATACTTCTTCGCGATGCAATAGGCCAGTTCGTCTGCGTGAAGCATGATTTATTTTCCTTACTGATTCTTAAACCAGCAGCCATAGATTCGAATCTCCCCGAATCTGGCATTTAACGGGTCTTCCAAACCGTCGATACACCAAGGGTCCGGAAGGTGGACCTGCTGATTGACGATGCCGAAGTAAAACGAGCGCTCGCCTTTTTGACATTGAGCACCGGCGTTTGCCTTGCCTCCAATGTTTCCCCAGATGTCGTTGATTTCGTCGCCGAGCCAGCGGCCACGCCAGCCAAGACGCAGATTCCCGTCGGTCCGGAGAGTTTCCTGACCGCGCATGTACATCGTTCCCCAATCGTCAACAGCCCACGTCACCGCGTCGTATGCGCTGTTGATGATCTCCATGCCGCCACCGGCCCGCGCACGAAGGTACGTCCACGAGTCATAACCCGGCGCGTTGTTCCGCAGACCGAAATCGGCCTGCCAACCGTCGCGGTTCAGCGTCGGCCTGTTGTAAAAGCGCGAAAGTGCCGTGACATGGATATCGGAATTGAACTGCACCCGGTTGTCGTCGTTGTAGACCATGATGGGGTTCGACTTCCACGAGCCGTCCGGTTTCATGGTCGCCCACGCCGTATAGTTGCCGTTCATCGTGGCGTGGAACCATGCCTGCGCCGTGCCGTCCGCGCGTGCAAGCACTACGCCGCGCGCATCCGTGTTATTCGGTTGCTTGACCCTCAGATCACCGGTCATCGTGTCACCGCCCTTGTTCACCTTCGAACTCGGGTCGAAATTGCCGGTGTCGTATGGAACAGCACCGCCCGCCCACGTCGGACGTTTCGAGAACGAAACAACCTGCGTGCCGCGCGCAACGTCAAGCACGCGCGACTGCGTGGTGCCATCATCGGCAAACGCACTCATTGCGAAATCATCGGTGTCAGTTTTGCCGAGCGTGAAGCGGGACAAACCGCCGTTCTTGAAATACACGGTCGCCCACGACTTTCCACCATCGACCGCATATCCGCGTCCGCGCACGAGGCCTTCGGCGTTGAGAATCGAACCGTCGTCGGCCGCACCGCCGATCAACACGCGTCCGCCGTTCGGCATCAGGCCCATGTTTCCCGGCGCAATGCCACTGCCGCGCGTGATGTAGAGCACGTCCCGCGACTGGCTGTATCCGTCGTTCACGGTGCGAACGGTGAACGCGCCATCCCCGCCGTGGAGCACTTCCCATTGCTTCTGATCAACGGGAGCGCCCTCGCGCCGCAGAAGGACCGACGTCTGACCGGTGCCGCCGCCATTGGTCGCGACGAGAGCACCGACACCGCTAGTTCCCTTGATGGGGCCATTCGCTTTGATCGGACCATTCGCCTGTATCAGCGCGTCGCTACCGTCGTCGCCTGTCTGGCCTACGACAAACTTTCCGTTTGCCGTGACGCGTGCGCGTTCGGTCCCGCCCGTGCTGATCGTAAGCGCACCCGCCCCGATCGTGGAACTTCCGTAGAAACCGATGTTCGGCCCGTTGGCTCCCTTGTACATGCCGATCAGGCCTGAATCACCGACGCCCTGACCCGCGATGAAGTAGTTCGCCGCGCGCATGCTGCCGGCTACCTGCGCCACGTTCACGCCATCGTCGGCAGTCCCGCCGATCGTCATCCGACCGCCGGGCACGAGCTTCGCGATTTCGGAATTGCCGGCAATCAGTTGCAAGACACCGGTCGCGCCTTCACTGCCGACCGACACATTTCCGTTTGACCGGAAGTAGCCCCAATCGCCACTACAGTTAGCCCATGCGGTCGTCGAGCCAGTGCCGAATCGATGCAGCCCGCGCGTGATCGCGTTCCCGCCAACCTGAAACATGTGTCCGTCATCGACGGTCGTGCCGACGAGGACGCGATTCGGATCGCCAGCGAGAAACCGCATTGTTTCCCGACCGTTGTTCGTAACGGCAAACGCGCCATCAGCAACGTGGAAAAAACCCGTGTCCGGTGCACCGTCGTTCACGAACGAGATACCCGGCTGGCTTACGGTGCCTTCGGATGCAAGGAACTGCCCCGACATAGTGATGCCGGTCGTTTGCGCCGGGTTCGGCAAATTGCCCGCGTGCCACACGTCTTTCCCGTTGACGAGCAAGTTTTTCCGCGCGAAGTTGAATGCGAACATCGCGCCGCTGGACGGCAGGTAGAACCCGGCCTCCGCAGCGTTGCCGAAGAAATATCCACCACTCGCGCCGAATCGCGCTCGCGCTTCATTGGTGCCGTTGATCAAGTTGAGCTGACCCACGACGTTCAACGCACCACCGATGTACGTCCCGGCGCCCGTGTCATCGAGTGACAAGACACCCGTAGCCATATTGATGGTGAACGGACGGTAGCCGTTCCACGATGCGCCCGGATCGCTGTTGTTGGTCAGCAGCACGTAGAAATTCGAGCCATCGTTGCGCAGCAGCACGTCGCGGCCGTTACGCAATCGGACGTTAGCGCCGCCTGCGTCGAGCCCGGACGACGAAATGCCGCCCGCAAACGCACCGTCGCCCCCAATCTGAAATGCGGTTTTGCCGTCGTCCTCGCGATTGCCGACGACGACGCGGCCGCCGTATGTGATCCGCATCGCGCGGACCTGGTTGGCGTCGCTGTTCGCGTCGTTCGGCGTGCGGTTGATCCAGAAGTCCAGGTATTCACGGCCCCACGTTCCAGCGTCATATCCGGAACGGATCGACGCGACAAACCGCGCATTGGTGTCGGCCGTGCCAGCCGCAAACGTCCCGTGGAAACGAATTTTCGCATCGCGGTTGAGCGCGCCGGGCGCAGCCGCGACGGAGAGTTGCGCGTCCTGATCGGTCGGCGCCGACGTGACGCTCGCCGGGCCGGTGAGTTTCGGGCGAATGAGAGGCGCGTACCATGCGGCGGCGGTCTTGGGCGTAACCGCACGCAGCGCATCCTTGCCGTCGTTGACCTCCTCTTGTGTCGCCAGTTCGATGACGCCTTGCACCGTTTCCGATGCAGGCGGATTCAGGAACGATGCGTCACCGAAAACGAGTTTCGTCGCGTCAATCGACACAAACTGCATGTCGGACGCGAGCATCAGGTAAGCGGCGGGCGACTTCTCCATGATCGGGGTAGCCTGCACGTACACCGCCGCCAGCACTCCGTTTTCCAGATAGAGCCCGTACCCGTACAACGAGTATTGATCAGTCGTCGTGTCCTGAATCGTGACGTGGATCGTGTCTTTCGCAACGTTCTTGCCGCCGAACGTGTTCACGCGCTTGCGCTCGTTCGGCATGACCGTCATCGCCGGATCGAACACGAATGCGTCGGTACACAGACCGATTTCGGTCACGCGATGCTCGTTCGTCCCCGTGTTGCCTTGCGCCACCAGCGCGGCGCGCCCGGCATCGGTTACTCGAATGAAATTCCCTGCCATGTTCATTGTTCCGTCAACGTCAGACGACGATAGAGCGCGGCCTGTCCGCCAGCGCCGACACCGATCGAGCCGCTAAGAGCAAACCCCTGCGTGAAGGTGTAGTGGGCGCGCACAGGTTTCGCGCGATCCACTTCCGCGAGAATGTCGGCGATATACGATGCGGTCGGCGGGTTGCCGTCCTGTGCCGCGACCGTCATCACCATGTCAAAGGTGTACGGCTTGCCCGGCGGTTCTTGCTCGAACCATTCGCGCATGACGATGTTCCCGCCGAAGCTTTCGACCACTTCGCGGACAGCCGCGGCCGTGCCGTTCTTCCGCGCGATCGGGATTGCGGCTTTCACGCGAGCGCGCTTGATACGCTCGGGCCAATCGTCTTTCCACGTCACAACGCCCAAGTGCCACGCGAGCCACGGCAGCAGATCGAGCCGAATCGTGTCCGGGTTCATCAGGTCGCGAATCGGCACCGGTACTTCGCCGAGCCGCGCATTCGCGGCCGCGATTGCACGCAGCAACGGCGACGCATTCGGCGGCAGCAGATCACCCGCCATAGACGCCTCCCGGGGTGATCTTGACGGCCCGACAGTACGGCGCCTGCGTGGCGGAAATCTCAACGTCGGCGGTCGGTGCGTTCAGCTTCACACGCTCGACGCCGTTCACGTGCAGAGCAGCATAGATGCCGGACAACGTGACCTCGCGGCCGATACGATGCGTTTCCGAAACGTAGGCTGCGAGCTTCGCGTCAGCCTCTTTCAGTACGACACTCGAATCCGGCCCGGGGAAGGTGAACAGCACCGCGTCGACCTCGTAACCGACGATCGTTGCACCACGCACCGTCACCTTGTCAGTGAGAGGGCGCACGTCGTCCGCACGAAGCGCCGCCGTTACGGCGTCGATCACCTCTTTGGACGGCGTGCCGTCGCCGTCGCGCGACAAGACCGTCACCAGCACTTCACCGGGCGCCGGGCTCGTCGCCGATGCGTCGAGCACCGAACCGTGAGCCGCGAGCGCGTGCGACCGATATGCGCCCTCTGGACCCGCGACGGAATAGCCCTGCGGTGCCAACTGCGTGCGGTAACGCAGATCGGTGTTGCCCTCCATCACGGCCGGGGTACCGGCTTCTGGATCTGCGGGCGTGATCTCCAGACGCTTGACACCGAGCAGCGCGGCCAGTTGATCAAGATCGCCGTCCATCGCGAACGCCAGCATGACTGCACGCGCGGCGTCGTTCACGCGTTGCCGCAGGTACATTTCGCGATAGACGCTTTCTTGCAGCATGATCGTGATCGGCTCCGATTCCAGTTCGAGCGCCGCCGCCACTTCTGCGCGACGGTCGTCCGGTACGAGCGATAGCAACCCGGCCTTCCGCTCCGCGAGCATTGCCTCAAAATCGATTTCCTCGACAACATCGGGTGCAGGCAGGCGCGACAGATCGATTGGGGTACTCATGCGCCGATTCCCTCGACCGAAACCGACGTTCGGAAATCGACAGAAGCACCGCGTACCGTCGTATAGCCTTCCACGATGACCGGCAGCGTCCCGGCCGCGAATTCGCCCGACGTGATCGCGTCTTGGTCGATCGAAACACGCGTGAGCGTCAGGCGAGGCTCCCACCGCATCAGCGCCGTTGCGACGGCCGCATACACCTGCGTGAGCACGCCTTGATTGCCGGGCGCGTCGATCTGGTCCGGCAGGTCCGAGCCAAACAGGCGCCGTTTCACTCGCGTGCGCAACGGGGTCGAAAAAATGACCCCGATCGACTGGCGCAGGTGATCCACACCTTCAACGTAGCGCCCGGTCTGTGCGTTCATGCCGATCATCACGACCCCGCGATCGGCGGCGACACGAGCGCGAATTCGCCCTGCGCTCGGTGCTGATGGTGCGCGAGGCTCACGCCGCTGGCGGTAACGTCGCCCGTGAAATCGGCCGACCCGTGGATCTGCATGACCGGGCCTGAGCCGCCCTCGCCCGCTTGCCCGGTTGCGCCGCTCAGGAACGTGAACGGCCCTTCGACCGTGAGCGCGCCCGTGCATGTCGTTTGCGGCGCGTCGATCTTGACCGTCTCGGCCTTGACGGTTGCCGCCTGCGTTTCGATCAGCACGGACGCGGGCGCCGCGAAATGGATCGTGGCGCCCGCAGGCAACGCAACCGTGAGCGCGTGACTCGCGTCGTCATAGACGATTCGGCCGCCATCGGCGAATACGATCATGTGCTCGTTCGGGCTCGTGCTCGGTGCGGGATAGTCGTCGGCATACTCGGCGCCGGATACAACGCCTTGCGACGGATCACCGCCCGGGCAGTCGATCACCACCGGCTCGCCGATGCTCGGTGCGCTCCATGTGCGGACCTTGCCCGCACGCGTGGCTTTCCACGGAAGCCAGTTCGTCGTGAGCCCTTCGCCGTCGGTGTCAGGGTCACCGACAGCAACGCGGCATCGGGGCGCGGTCGGATCGGCCAGATCGAGCGCAACCACGCGGCCGCGCAAAATGCCGTTCCGCTGTTGTCGCTGCGCTTCGTTCGTCTGTGCCTGTCCCACGTGTGCCTCACCGCTGTATCAATCGATACGCCCATCGTGCCGCGCGCGCGATCGACAGGCGAGCGACGACGCCACGGCTCAGGCCGGGTACAAAATCAGTGAGGGTAAGGCGATGGGCGCGCGCGACCGCGCGTCAGTGTGAGGAAAGGTGTTTGAGGTAGTGGTCGCGAATCATGCCGCGTTCGGGCTCAGTGAAACCGAGCAGCACGCGACGGGGATAGCGGTATTCCGGCCCACCCGGCGCCACCGGGGCGCGCTCGCCGTGTTGGTGGACCGCTGCAATCTGCGCGACGCGTCCGGCGAATCCGACCGTGCCGCCGTCGGCCGTCGCCGCGATCGCCATAAACCGCGTCGTGCGCAGCTTCGTGAACATGGCCTGACGCCTGATCCGGCCCGCACTGGCACGTGCAGGCGGGCGTTTGCCCGATGCACGCTTTCGCGGTTCGAATGGCGTTCCGTCGGGGTTCGTTTGCTTCGCGATGCGAGCCGCCTGACTGCGCCGCAGGTCGCGCACGATGGCACGCAGCACGCCGCGCCGTTGCGCGGGCGTAAGCTTCGCGAGCAGTTCGCCAACCCATGAATCGAGTGCGGTTAGATCGTCCATCACCGTCTGCGCGACTCGAGGATTGTTTCAACCGGGTCGACCAGCCATGCGGCCGAGTCCGTATCGAAGTTTCCGGGCGCGCTGTCGTCCACGGACGCATACGACCGGGTACCGTCCGGCGCCACCGTCACGACGACGTTTTCTGTCAGCGGAACGCGGATCGACAGATCGACGGCGCCATGATTCAACATGTCCGCTTCGAACGTGATGCCGTTCTGCCGCGTATCCGGGTTCTGCACGATATCCGGCTGATTGCGCTTCGCCCATTCGGTAATGTCGCCCATGAGCGCGAACGTCGATCCAGCGAAATCGAGCAGCACAATGCGCGCCACGTAGCGAATCACGTACGACTGCGCGCGCGACGCGTTCGATTCGACCACGCCCTCATCAACGAACACGAGCAGCCGATCGGGGTTTTCGGGCAGGTACGCAACCGCGCCCGTGATCGCGGCGCGCAACGAATCGAGCTTTTTCACCGTGCGCCGCCCGGATCTGCGACGGCCGCAGCGCGCTCGGCGTGTGCCTGGCAGGCGGCGATCGCATCGACCGTCGCCGCGCACTGCGCCCATGCAGCCTTCGTCATGGTCAGCGCTGCGTCCATGTCACGGTTGGTTCGCGGCGCCATCGCAGGCAACGCGCACGGCGTCACCGGCTGGCACGCGTTGAAGGTAATCACAGGCGCCGGTGAGATCGGGGCTTGCTTGCAGGCGGGCAACGTCAGCAGGCAGGACAGTATCAGCCCATGCACGAGATTCGGGCGTTTCATTGAGGATTCTCCGGGTTGCGGCTTCGATGCGCGCCTGTGCCGTGCCGATCTGCGTGCGCGTCGTATCGAGCCGCCGTTGTAGTTCGGCGTTCGACTTCGCTGTCGCTTCGAGTCGCGCAATCGTCTGATCGCGTGCCGTCACCTGTTCGCGTGCGGCGCGTTCGGCTTGCTGCGCGGCTGCAAGGTCTGAACGAAGCGACTGAACATAGCGAACGCCACCCCACACGGCGAGTGCGGCCGCGCCGATCGCCAGTAGCTTCGCGACGAGCGGATTCATGCGCCCACCGTGTACGACGCCGATTCGCCGCTGAAATGAGCGGTCAGCACCTGCCGACGCGGTTTCACGCCGTCGGCCGCGAGGCCGATATGCACCCACCGGCCGCCCTCGTGAATGAGCTGATCGAACGCGAGATTCGACGCCGCCAGCTTGCGCACGACGTCGAGCGGTGCGCCGAACTTCGGGCACACGAAATCGGCCGCGAGTCCGGCGAGGTGCGCGCTGTTCGCGACGCCGCCGACAGCGCGATTCAGCGCCGCGCAGCGATAGCCCGACGTGATCTGCATCGGCTTGCCGCCGAGCAGCACGCGAGCCTGTTCCAGCGTCTGCGCCAGACGCCGCAGGTTTTCGACCGTCGCGGCCGACGGCGTGTTGTCGATCTGCCGCGTGCGCGCTACGTCGCTCGCGGTGAGTTCTTCCAGCGTGAAATGGTCCGTCAACTGCATAGAGCCTCCCTGATTGCCTGCGTGCGGTGCGTGCGCTATCGGCCCGTATCCGCCCCGCGATCCACTTCGCGCAACGCACGATCGAGCATCCGATCGAGCACCCGCGAACCGCCGTACCCGGCGAGCGTGATAACGCCCGCCTCAAGCACCGCCTGAAAATTCATCCATTCGGACGCGAAGAACGCCAGCAGCCCGGCCACGAGCGACACCACCAGATCCTTGGCGATTTCCAGCCCGATCGAGCGGACCGGCGCCACGTCGGCCGCAAGCTTCTGCAACGTGCTCGCGAGCCCGCCAATGAACGACAGGAACAGGCACAGGGTCACGGCCGCGAGCGGGATGCTCGACAGATCGTCGCCGAACGTGACCGTTGCAGCCCACGCCGACGGCGGCCACACCACCGCCAGCCAGACCCACCGATACCGAATCAGGTTTTGCACGCAGCCCTCCGATGACGTTTTTCGAATTGATCGTGGAACGCCAGCACCAGACTGGTAACGGCCATTCCGACATACAGCAGATAAGCGCCCCACGCGTCGCCGAGGATCGGCGCAAACACGAAGGGCGGCACGAGATAGCAGAACGCCGCGCCGACATAGAGCCCGTGGCGATGCCGCACGAGCCACACGCACGCGCAACGTCGCGGCAGGACGCCGTTCAGCAGCACGTCGGCCACCTGCACCATTGCGATGCCGATCATGGCGAGGGTCAGGATTGCGCCCGGCAAACCTTCCCGTCGCATCATCATGTCCGCGAGCGCATACGGCGCCGACAGGCTGCGCGTGACGACCACGAGCGCCAGCACTGCATACAGCGCGCGGAACGCGACAGCGCGCGCGCCGTGATCTTGAAAACCGGGGTCTTTTCGCATACGAACCTCAATCGAATAGCTGAACCAGCGGCGCCGTTCCCGCGATCCCCGTCGGGTCCGGCATTTCGACTTCGAACCCGAGCGGAAGAAACAGGCCGATATCGGCCAGACCCGGGTTCGCCTCTAACACCGCCTCGACCACGCCATCGGTGCGGCCGTACCAACGCCAACAGAGCGCGTCGACGGTTTCGTTTTGTTGTGCGCGCGCCTTCATCGCCCTATCGCCTTGCCGAGTCGATCGAACACAGCAACGACGAACGGCGCACGGCCGACAAGCGCGGAAATTGCAAACTCGGCGTCCTGTTCGGTTTCGTGCGACCGCCCACCGATATCTCGCCAACCTCGCCACGTCCGCCGTTGCACGCGATACCGAATGACGCGCCGAACGCGATCCAGTGGATCAGGAGCAAGCGGGTACCGCAGCAGCAATTCGCGAACATGGACGATGCGATAGGCTTCTTTCATCAGATCAGGTCCACCGTGACGCGGCGCCGCCGCATGATGTCCGACACAGCCCAATACGCATCACGCCGCGCGTCCTCCGGCAAGCAATCGAGCGCCTCCGCTCGGCGCGCGCCACTGGCCGACGTGTCGTAACCGCGATAGCGCTCGACCAGCCACGCAAGCGCCCATGCGTACACGGCCCGGCGAAAGCGCGACACCTGCACGTTCACGCCGTCCACCTCGCCGCTCAGGGTTGCAGCCAGATCGGCCGCACCTTCGAGCTCGCGATCCGTGCGCCACTCGGCGAGCACGTCGCGGGCATGCGCGATGCCCTCGACTACCGCATCGCGAAACCGAGCGTCGGTGATCGTGCCGTCTTGCAGGCGCATCACTTCACGCGCGACGCGCAAATCGATTTCGGGAAACCAGCCGTCGCCCGGGATGACCGGGGCGGCCGTAGGATCGGCCGGTTTCGGCGCGGTCGCGGCCGGGACGGGTGCGGTCGAAACGAAATCGTTCATCGCGTCACCGTTTCGGGGTGGCGGTGGACGCGTGCCGCTTGGCAAGGCGCAATGCCTGCCGCCCGGCACGCGTGCCGCCACGTCGCGAGGGACGCGTTACGCATCCGAGCCCTCACCTTCGGGGCCGGGTGCAGATTCTTTGCCGGACAGCAGCGTTTCGAGCCGCGCGATATCGCGCTTCACGCCGATCTTGTCGTTCAGTTCGAACGCCCGACGGAACGCAGCAAGCGCGGCATCCGGATCGACCGGCGTTAGCGCGACGCCGTACGCCTTGAACAGCTTCGCGCGGATCTGATCGACCATATCGAAAGGCTCGGTCAGGTCGATCACTTCGGCCAGCAGGCCCGACGGCACGTCGGCCGCTTCGGCGAACCCTTCAGCCACCGTCGCCGGCAACGTCCGGTCAAAATGCGCAGGCATGGTCAGCCCGTGGCGGATCGCGTAGCGGGCGATATCCATCGCCCCGCCCATGTCGCCAGCGTCGAGACGCCACAGCATGATCGTTGTCACCACGTCATCCTGACCGCCTGCGTCGCGTTCCAGCACTTCGCTGATGTACGGCACATAGTCGGGCAGGATTTCGCGCTTGATTTCGACCTTGCGTTCGACGGATTGCGTTTCCTTCAACCGCCGCTGATCCGTGGCGAGCTTCGCACGCATCATTTCGTACGCCCTGTCCTGCCCGCGCTGCGTGCTCGCCGCGACCTCGCCGCGCGTGTCGCCGGGTTCGGCGACGAACGCGGCCGACGCGGCGACGCGCATCAGGTGCCGAGTGATCGGGGTATGTCGCGTCATCGCCGCACCTTACTGGCCGCCCGCAGGTGCAGGCGCACCGGCGAATTCGACGTTCTCGATCAGGCAACCGGCGCCGAAGTCCTCGACCACATACGCTTCGTTGCTCGATTCGAAGAACTCGACCTGATCGCGCTTCGGGTTGTCGATCACCGCGCGTCGGCGGCCGCCGATTTGCCAGTAAATCGACAGGTTTTTCGGGATGGTGATGAACAGCTTGCCGCGCGGCATGAACGGCACCTGCACCGCTTTCAGGTTGCCGATGCGCTTCTGGCTGATAACCAAACTGGCCGCGAGCGTTTCGGTCGGCGGGTTGTCGCGGGCGACGATCGGGAAATACTTGTCCAGGAGCGTATCCCGGCCGCAGAGCACGACCAGATCGGGACTTTCCGCGTACCACGGCTCGATCAGCGAATTCGAGGCTTCGTAGACGAGCGCGTCGAGGTTCGAGTAATCGCCATCGGCGCCGCCGATTACCAGCTTGCCCGACCCCTTCTTTCCTTCGCTGAGCACACGGTCCTTAGCCTGATCGCGGTACTTCTGCAGCCAGCCCTTATTCACATCTTCGAGATTCGGGTTCTTCGCCCGATCCGACGTGTCGGCACGGCTCACGCCGTTGAAGCCGATTCGGATCCGGTCGAGCGCTTGTTGCGTCGCGTTCACGTCGCGCACCATCGTCTGGAAATTCGGGAACTGGGCCCACGCGTCGAGCTTGCTATACCGCTGGTGCGTGTCGAAATTCGTTTGCGTGCAAACGTATTTGTTCGGGTCCATGTCGGTCAGATCGACCGTGATCCGGTCCCCCTTCGTGGTGTCCGTCGTGCTCGCGATCGGTGCGCCGATGAGCAGGCCGAGCTTTTCACCCATCTGTTCGGTGACGCCCTGCACGTTGATCTGTTTCAGGAACGCCGCCGACTCTTGAATGCGCTTTTCGAGCGTTTGTTGCACGCTCGGCGCGACCGCGAATTTTTCTGCAACGCTCGCGACACCGTTCAGCTTCGCGATGTTGTCCATGTAGCGCGTCAGGGCGCGCCGGGTAATCGGGTTCATGTGTTCTCCGGTGATTCGATGTGTGGTGAGTAAGCCCGGCCGCCGTCAGCAGTCGGTCGCCTCCCAATCAGCGCTGCCCTTCGCGCTCGGTCGCGCGGGCGCGCCCGGTTCGCTTTCGAGTTGCTTGCTCAGGGCGTTGAACGCTTCGCGGTCTTTCTCGCGGTCGGCCTTCAACGCCGCGATATCGCGCGTCAGCCCTTCGATCACGATCTGTTGCGATGCGCTGTGGAACGACAATCGCGTGATCAGGTCGGCGTTCGCCGCGTCGCCTCGTGGAAACGCGCCTGCCTTCGCAGCGACACCCTTCGTTGCATCGGCGGTCGGTGTCGGGGACTTGGGCGAGAACCCGAACATCTCGGCGAACTTCGCCACCACGGCCGATGCGATGGACGTAGGCGACGCCGCAGGATCGGCGGGTTCATCGCCGATGAGCGACGCCGCGTCGACCTCAACGGCGACCGAAAACAGATTTTCCGGCGCCAGTTTTCGCGTCTTGAAGTGATCCGGGTGTTGCTGCGAGAACGAGAGGATTTCCGTTCCAAGGCTGGCGGGGCTGTCGGTGACGCCGAGTCCGACGAGATACGCTTTCCCGGAGTCCGCGAAATTCGGCGCAATCTCGACACTCGAATAGATCTTTTGGCGGGCCTTCGTCATCGCGCGCAGATCGTCGGTGGGGTCGATCTGTGCGAACAGCGCGAGCTTTCCGTCCTCGACCTCGCGCGCCTCGGCGGCCCGGACGTCGCCATACGCGCGGAACGGGCCATCCGGCATGGTTCCCCGGAAGTGTTCGAGAAACACGCGCGCGCCATACGTCGCCGGGTTGTACGTGTCCGCCATTTCTTGAATCTGCTGTCGCGTGATGGCGCGACCGTCCGTGGTCGCGCCCTCCGTTGCCACCCGCACAAACTTCATTGTGTTTTCTCCCTGTTGATTCCTGTCCGCTTATCGAGCGTGAACATCATCGTGCGCGAGCGCCGTCAACGCTTCAACGCACGCCCCCGTGTGACAGGCCGGGTACAGATTCAGACGGTCGATTTCGCGCTCGCGCGCGCGATACGCTCGACGCATGGTCAAACCTGCAAACCCCTTCGCCGACTTCCCGGCATCGAACGATGTATCCGCAACGAACGTGACGAACCTCGCCACGCGTCGCGTTGCGCGTGATCTGTTTTGGAGCGGATGGAAAATCGCCGCTATCGCCGAGTACATCGGCGAGCCGCGGTCAACCGTGGAGACGTGGAAACAGCGCGAGGGATGGGACAAGGCAACGGCGCCCGACAAAGTGATCGACGCGCTCGTGCAGCGACAGCGCGTGCTAATCGCGAAGGAAAACAAGGACGGGAAGGATTTCAAAGAACTCGACTTGCTCGGCCGTGAAATGGAGCGCCAGCAGCGCATACAGGCACGCGCCGAGCGGGCCGAAGGTAGCGGAAGCGGGAGCGGTACGGTCAGCGAAGGCAAAGCGAGCGCGTCGCCGCGCTCGTCGTCGCGGAAATCGAATCGCAATGCCATTACGGCCGAGCAGGAACAGCGCCTGAAAGACGCGATGCGCGAACAACTGATCGGCCATCAAAACACGTGGTTCGAGAATCGGCACCTGCGCCGCCGCAACATCCTGAAGTCACGACAGATCGGTGCCACGTTCTATTTCGCGCACGAGGCGCTCGTGCGTGCGCTGGAAACCGGCACGAATCAGATTTTTCTGTCGGCGAGTCGCGCACAGGCGCACGTGTTCCGCTCGTATATCCAGAAATTCGCGTGGAACGCTGCGCAGGTCGAGCTAACCGGCGATCCAATGCGGTTGCCGAACGGTGCGGAATTGATCTTTCTCGGCACGAGTTCACGCACGGCCCAAAGCTACAACGGCGACCTGTATTTCGATGAGTATTTTTGGGTCAGCAAGTTTGCGGAACTGAACAAGGTCGCGAAGGGGATGGCGACACATTCGCATTTGCGGATGACGCACTTCTCTACGCCGTCCACGACGACGCACGAAGCCTATGCGTTTTGGACTGGCGCGGACTTCAATCGCGACCGTCCCGACGACGAGCGCGTCGAGATCGATATTTCGCACACGTCACTCGCACGCGGGCGCCAGTGCGGCGACGGGCAATGGCGGCAGATCGTCACCGCCGAGGATGCCATCGCATCCGGATTCACGAAACTGGATCTGGAGGACTTGCGCTCAACGAACAGCCCGGCCGATTTCGAAAACCTGTACATGTGCCAGTTCGTGGACGACACCTCATCGGTGTTCGCCTTCCGGCTCGTACAGGCGTGCATGGTCGATTCATGGGACGTGTGGACGGACGTAAAGCCGTTGCTCGATCGCCCGTTCGGCTGGAAGCCGGTATGGATCGGCTACGACCCTGCCCTCACGGGCGATTCGGCCGGGTGCGTCGTGATCGCCCCGCCCGAGCAGCCGAATGGGAAATTCCGCGTGCTCGAACGGCATCGTTGGAAGGGCATCGACTTCGAGACGCAGGCCGAGAAAATCCGAGAGCTGACGCAGCGCTACAACGTGACCTATATCGCGATCGACACGACCGGCATTGGTCACGGCGTGCATCAGCTTGTGCGGCAGTTCTTCCCGCGCGTCGTCCCGATCCAATATTCGCCCGAAGTGAAGAACCGCCTTGTCCTGAAAGGCATGTCGGTGATCGGGAAAAAGCGCCTGGAATTCGACGCGGGTATGACCGACCTCGCGCAATCGTTCCTGTCCATCCGCCGAGCCATGACGCCGAGCGGCACGAAGATGACCTACACCGCCGCGCGTAACGAAGAAATCGGCCATGCTGACCTTGCATGGGCCTGCCTTCATGCGCTCGATAACGAACCCCTCGAAGGTGCCAGCCGCGCACGCAGCACCGTGGAGATTTACTGATGAGCACCGCCCTCGTTCCGACCACCGACGCGCACGACGTAGCAACGCGCGCGCCGCTATCCTCGATCGAAACGTTCACGTTCGGGGATGCGGTCGCCGCGATCGACGGCGCCGACATTCTCGACTACGCCGAGCTTTGGGCGATCGATGATTATTTCGAGCCGCCGATTAGCCGCCCCGGGCTCGCGAAATCGCTTCGCGCAGGCACGCATCACGCGTCCGCGCTGTACTTCAAACGGAACGTGCTCGCCTCGACGTTCGTCGAGCATCCGAAGTTTTCGCGCGATGCGTTCCGGCGCCTCGCGCTCGACTTTCTCGTTTTCGGCGACGCGTACCTCGAACGCGAGCGCAACCGCATGGGTGGAGCACGCAGCTATCGACCTTCCCCGGCGAAGTACACGCGCCGGAAAACGGATCTGGTCAATTTCGTGTTCATCGACGGGTTTCTCGACCGCCACCAATTCGATACGGGCTCGATTTTCCAGTTGATGGAACCGGACGTGAATCAGGAGGTGTACGGCATGCCGGAATACATTGCATCGTTGCAATCGGCGTGGCTGAACGAATCCGCCACCCTGTTCCGGCGCCGCTACTACGCGAACGGCTCGCACGCCGGGTTCATCCTGTACCTCAACGACCCGAACATGGACCCGGACGACGTAGACGCGATCCGGAAGGCGTTACGCGACTCGAAGGGCATCGGCAATTTCCGAAACCTGTTTCTGCACTCGGCCGCGCGAAACGGCAGCGGCGAAAAAGGCGCGGTCCAACTGATCCCGATTTCCGAGGTTGCAGCGAAAGATCAGTTTTTCGATATCAAGAACGTGACGCGCGACGACACGCTCGCGGCCCATCGCGTTCCGCCGCAGTTGCTTGGCATCGTCCCGAGCAATACGGGCGGGTTCGGCGCGGCCGACACCGCCGCGCGCGTGTTCGGGCGGAACGAAATCGTGCCGCTGCAACAGCAGTTCCTCAAAATCAACGAATGGGCGGGCGAGGAAATCGTGCGGTTCACCGACTACGTGATCCCGACGGCCGCGCCGACGGCGAGCGCCGCGTAACCGACGGAAAAGTGCCAAATCTGGCACTTTTCGCGCCCGCGTCTGGCACGGCCCGGCGTTCGTCAGTCTGCGTCTGGAAATATCCCCCGAAAATCGCCGGAACCCGACCCGCGCGGGCGTGCGCCGGGCCGGGGTTTTGCGTCTGGAAGTGCCCTTTTTTTTCAGCGGGCAGGCGCGGAGGGGACTGCGCTATCCGGGCGCCGGGGCGCGGGCCGACCGCCCGCCCGACGCGTGCGATATACCCCCGGCGAACCCGCGTACGGCCCGCCACGGGCACGCCGACGACCGGGCTAAGGGTCTGGACGCATTAAGGCGCGAACCGCCCAGAAGCCCGGAAATCGCGCCGGGCGCGGTGCGTCGTTTTCCTGCCGCGATATCACTTTTTGATTGCAATTTGATAGCATTTTCTGCTATCATCTAGGCATGAAATCGAAACACGCCCGCACCCTCGCCGCGATCTTCACGAAGCCCACGCTGGGCGGGATCGTGTTTTCTGATATTGAATCGCTCGTCGCCGCGCTCGGCGGCGAAATTCACGAAGGCGCAGGGTCGCGCATCGCCTTCGAACTGAACGGCACCCGCCGCTATCACCACCGCCCGCACCCGGGCAAAGAGGCGAAGCGGTATCAGGTGGAGGATCTGCGCGACTGGTTTATCGAAATGGGAATCAAGCCATGAACAACGCCATGTCTTACAAGGGATATTTCGCCCGGATCGATTTCGACGGGCGCGATAACATTTTCGTCGGCCACGTGCTCGGCGTGGATGACAAGATCAGTTTCCACGGCGAGACGGTGGACGAACTGTCGCGAGACTTTCATGCGGCCGTCGATCACTATCTGGACGATTGCAAACGGGCCGGGCGCGAGCCGCAGAAGCCCGCGTCCGGCAAGCTGATGCTCCGCATTGATCCGGCCGTGCATGCGCGCGTTGGTATCGCCGCCGCCCTGTCGGACGAGAGCATCAACCAATGGTCGGAGGAGGTATTGGGGCGCGCGGCCCGTGAGGTGTTGGAGCGCGCCGGATTCGCGAACGACGAGCGCGCGTCGGCGCAGACGGCCTGAACATTCAGAGGGGGTGTCGATGCTGCACGACGTCCAGGCGGAGGAGGATCGACTCCGGGAAGAGTGGCAACTCGGTGATTACGACAATGGTGAAAGTGGATGCCCGCGTTGCGGGCGATTTCGCTTGTGCATCTGCCCGAACGGAAAGCACAGGTGCGAAAAGTGCGATTGGTCCCCCGAACTCAACGACTACGCACCCGTGAATGCCTGCTAGGGTGCCGCGTCAGGATGCCACCACTGCCCGACCCGCCGCAGTGCGAGCGCGAAAGCACGGGGCGTGTAGCCCTGAGATTCTGCACGCCATTCCAGTTCACGCCGCACATGTCGCGCGTTCGCCGAAATCAACGAGCGCTCGCGCGACCCAATCGGCATGATTGCACCGTCGATGATCGGGCCTGTACACACGAGGCGGTCATACGCCTCGCATCGGGCGTGATACTCGACGGCCAACGATGTTAAGCCGTTGTCGGGGTTCCACGTTTGGCTGTACAGCATCCGGAACACGCCCCCGTCATCCCTCATCATCGCGCAAATCGCCGAGCGCTCGCGCCCGCCGGGCTCGTATGCGATCCACGCGTTATCGCCGAGAGTAGCAATCCAGTTGGCGTCGCCTGTCATGCATCACCCCTCGCCGTGTCGTCGGCCGCCGTGCGCTCATTGGCTGCCGCGGAACTGGCGAACGCTACGCCAGCGGCGAACGCCGCTTGAGCGGTTTCCTCCGGGTCCATTTCTTCCACCTCGCGCCAGAACTTCGCGAACGCCGATCGCGCGTCCATTTGTGCGGGTGCAGGATCGCGTGCAAACGGGTCAGCCCAATGCGTGAGATATCGGCCGCCGTCGAACACATACCACCCGTCGTTTTCATCATGGCGCGGCCTTCCAAGCCACACGTGTGACGGATCGCCGTACGAGTCCCGAGCGTCAATGTTGTTCGTCACGAGCACCTTGCGTCGATCCGTGTCGCCTCGCCCATTGCATTGAAGCGGAGGTAATGCGTCAGCGAAGGCGATCCAGCGCGGGCAGTTTGTCGTCACAGTGTGTTGCGGACTTCGAACGGCGGCCGAGAGGCGCACGACGTTGTACACCGGGGGCAGCATGTTGCGGTTACGGTGGTCCACCCGAGCGTCGACGGCCCACGAGCGCGCCTCATCTTCGTCAAAGGCAAGATGCACGAGCGCGCGGCCGTCGGTCACGCCCCACGCAGTCATCGATCCAGCGTGCGGCGGTATCCACGCGCGCGCGGCGCACTCCATCCACACGGCCCAGCCGATGCCGTGCCAGCCGCTTCTATCGCCGGCGTGGAACCACACGCCGGACGCCCAATACTGCGCGAAGCGCGGTTCCTCAACGTCAGCCAATGCCTGCCGATCGGCGGCGTTCAACGCCCCGAGCGCCGTCATTTCGCGCCTCGCTCGCGTGCGTTCATGATCGCCGCGCGCAGATCGGCACCCTCACCGGCCACCGGCTTTTCGATCACGTCGGACACGTCAACGCGAAACACCGGCTGTTCGCCATCCACGTGCATCTTACTGATCGTGACGTTGCTTTGAGCCGCGAGCCAGTCGAGCAGATCGGCATCGTTTGACCTGGCTGTTTGTTTCTGGCCGCCGACTGCTTTCAGGGTCTTCGGCGTGACCTTGGTCTTTCCGGCCGCCGTCGCAGCCTCTTTCGCCGCCTGCAGGTGAGCAACCGCGTTCGAACCCTGTTCCTTCATCACCTTCACCGCGCTCGTCGCCGAGACTGCGCCCGACGTGACCATTTCCTTGATCGGCTTCGGCGCGGCCACAAGCGTGAGCGCGTTCCGAATCGACGCGACGTTGCGCGTCAAGCGCCGTGCGATTTCCTTCTCATCGATTCCGCGGCCGATCAGGCGCTTGATCACCATCGCCTCGCCGAGCGGCGTCAGGCGGCGGCCCGAGTTATCGAGGATCAGCCCGAAAATCCGATCTTCTTCGGTCGTGCCGCGCACCTCGTTGATCACCGGCACGGCTTCAATGCCCGCCCCCCTCGCTGTTTGCCAACTGCACGCCGTCCCAACGGGTATGACCGTCTGAAATATACAGATAGCCGTCGGCCGCCGCAGCGACCTTGAGCGGCTTGTGCCGGAAATAGCCGTTTGCATGGATAGAATCGGCAACCTCACGAACAGCAGCCGGGTACTCAGGGTCAGCCTCGCGCGCTTCATTGAACTCGGGCCGTACGCGGATCGCGTCGAGCGAAACCATGTACACGTCGGCCGTGCCCTGCCGGAACGGTTTCACGATCTCTTTCACGTTGCCCGGCACCAGTTCCATTTCGGCCTGTACGGTCGTTGCTGCATTCATCGTTCATCCCCTTTCAAGTACCCCGGCGACGGAATGTCGCCATCATCAGAAACCGACCCGCCGTCCGGCGTGTCATCAAAAAGCGAAAGTGACCCCCGCCGCTCGGCACGGCGCACTGGCTGTTCGGCGGGCGTCATCGTGAGCGCCGTTCGGTACGTGTGACCGCACAGCACGTTGTCGCACTGGAAATCGACGTTCCAACATAGATCTGACGTTCGCAGCATCACGCGGGCGATACCCCGCGACTTGCAATGCGGACATGGCATGGTCCACCGCATGTCACAACCCGATCCGCTTCGACGTGCGGGAATTGACCGAGCCGTCCAGCGGATCAGCACGCACGATCGGCAGGTCGAGCCCATCGCGCGGCGACGCCGACGGGGACAGCGAATACAGGATTTCGAGCGACGCGGGCGCACGAAATCCGCAATCGGGACACCAGAAATAGAGGCGGCGCATCGTGTCACTCATCGACTCAGAATGACGCGCCTCGATTTTCCCGTCGCACGCGGGACATTCGATCGACATATCGTGCGGATCGCGATAGCTGGCGTTCATAGGGCTCCCGAATGGTTAGGTTGCAGGTGCTGCGTGGCGTCGGCCGTGTCGTAATCGGCCAGCCAGTCGGATACGTCGTGCGATACGCGTGCACGCTCGGACCGCGTGCGGCCCGGATCTACGGGCGGATCGATGCGGAAAGACTCCGCATATTCGAGCCATGCGGCGACTGGCGTTTCCGGCGCTTCGACCCGCTCGGGCTCCTGCGTACAGTTATTGACACCAGTCCAAGGGCGGGCGGCTGCGCCGCCGCGCCGAACCACCCGCCACACGTGACGCGTCGACGGCACGAAAATCTCCGTTTCGCGGGTGTACGAGCAAAGTCCGTCAACGATGCTCGCGACGCCGATAGCCTCGACACCGTGCGGCACGCGCACGGGCGCGATGCCGTATCGCCCTTCGCGGTGTTCGATCGTGTGTCGGATATAGACCATGCGGGCCTCGCCCGCGATGCCGCCCATTGCGCGCGAGTACGCGGCCCAATCGGCGGGTTTGTCGTCGCGCTTCTGCGCTGCCGTCCACGCGGCAACGATGCGCGCCGATTCTTCGATCGCGGGCAAATCGTCCTCTTTCACGCGGCGCAGCTCGCGCCACACGCCAACCGGTGCACCGCCGAACTGCTGGAACTGTCGGATGCCCCACAACGCGGCCCATGTCTCTACGCGAGCCGACGGCGTGATTTCGTCGTCGTCCCAGAAATCCGACTGCACCACGTAGCCTTCGTTTGTCTTGTGGTCGCCGACCGCGTGACCGTCGATGTTCTTGGAAATGTATTTGGCGATGTATCCGACCGCCGAGCCTTTCGCCTTGTCGATCAGTTCGAAGCGCACGCGGTGCTCGCGCGCGCCCGGTTCGTTGCCGGAATCGCGCAGGCCGTGTTTGCGCATGATTTCGCAGAACCGCTTGATATCGTTCGAGAACACCAGACCGTGCCAATGCGGCGAACCGTCGTGATGCGGCTCCGCAACGCGCATGCCGAAGTACGTCACGCCCTCGCGGCTCAACTCCGCGCGGATGCGTTGCCATACCTTCCGCAAGTACGCCTGCCCGTCGCGCGGCGTGACGCCCGCATAGTGCGGGTTCGGTTTGAACCAGCTACCGGTCTGCCTGACCGCGTGGAACCGGCTCGGGCAAGTCAACGTGAACATGACGCCGCGATACCGCGCACCATCGGCCAGTTCTTCCAGTCCGCGCAGGCGCGTGAACAGTTCTCCGCGCTTCAAAGCCTTGTTCGAAATGCCCTTCGATGCCAGTTCGGCGAGCGTGAAGCGTTGGCCGTCCTCGTTTTCCATCGTCACCGCTTCGAGCGTGCGGGCGTTGCGCCGGTTCTGCGCAATGCGGCGTCGTACGGCTTCATCGCTCGCGTACGGCTCCGCTTTCAGGTGGACGAAGTGCAGACGGATGTTCGAGTGTTCCAGACTACGAATGTGCATCTTGCGCAACTGACGGCGCCACCACAGTTCGCACTTCACGCGCGCGACCTGATCGGCCGGGTGCTCGAAATTCGGCATTTCGACGTTGTAAGCGCCGCACGTCGCACGCGCGACGACGAGCGCATCGGCCAGTTCGAGCCCATACGCGCGCGTCGTCACATCGGACGCAATGCGGCGGGCCTTCATGCAGATTTCATGATCGGTCGCGTCGGGTGAAACCGGCATGCCGTCCGGCGCATGATCTTCGAGAAAGTCGCGCAGCGAGTTAGCGGCGGCGGCCAGATCGAACATGTGCGACGCATTGAACCCGGTTCGCTCGCGATACTTGCGCGCGCTTTCGCGCCCGGCTTCGCGCGCCTGTTCGAGCGCGCGGCGCATCCACTTCACGGGAAGGCGCTTTTTCGCCTTGTTCGCCTCTGGCAGTGCCGGGACGGTGTTTTCTGCGTCGTGCGCGTAAATCCACATTGCCTACGTCCTCACTCGCACAGGCCGTAGTTCGAGGCGCATACCGTCGCGGGTTGAGCGTCCGCGAGCAGATCGTATTGACGCCCACCCCGGGTCGTCTTTGACCATTCGATTACCTGCCAAATATGAGATGCGGCACCGGTATGGCCACCGTGCCCGGACAGGTGCATGAATGTCACCGGCGAGCCGGGACGGCACACCGCCGTGACGAGACGCTCCCACTCCGCGATCCGCTCGATGTGCTCGGGGAAACGCCGGGAAATCTCACGCAGTTCGACCTTCGCCGCATTGATGCACGGCATGCAGCCAACGCGGGACATGCCTTGTTTGTAGAGCGGGTTCGGGCGAATACCAGCAGCCGCATGCGCCTCGAATACGTCATTGACGTTCCACCGCAGAATCGGGCGATAGACAGCGTAATGGCCGCCTCGATCCTCGTAGTACGGTAGCCATCGCCGTGCCTCGCTCTCGTCGGCGCGGACGCCTTGCCATGACTCGATGAAGTACCCGGCGTCGATCAGGTCGAGCGCGTACTCGGTCAGCGGATTGCGCTTCAGGTGTTCAGTGCAATATTGACGCTTGCGGCTCGGGAAACCGCCCTTCAACATGCACAGGTCCAAGAACGGATTCCCGGTCGGGTGCAGCAGTTCGAGGGCACGGGCTGCCGTCTGTTGCGTCCAGGTGTACCGGAACTGACGTGCGCCGTACACAGCGGACTCGGGTTCGCCCGCCGCGATGCGCGCAAGATTGGCGCGCTTGATCGCGAACTCGTCATCAAACGATGCTCGTACTACATCGACCGTGATTCCGAGTGCGCCGGGCAGGTATTCAAGCGCGTACGCATATGTTGCCTCGTGCTCGTTCCCGGTGTCGGCGAACACGGCCCGAACGTTTTCCGCACCATACAGTTCGAGCGCAACAAGTAGCGTCGCCGTGCTGTCTTTTCCGCCCGACAGCGAAACAACCCGCAGTGTCTTTCGATCCATATCAGCCATCGCCCTTCACGCCCGATGCGTCGACTGAACCGGCCACGCCGGTTCCGTGCCTTCGTCGGGATGGGTGCCGCACCACGCGAGCACACCCACGATCGTGATCAGCCAAATCGCCCAAAGCGGCATCGGCTTTTTCTCGTGCGTTTGTTTCATCGTGTGAATCTCCAGTGGGTCAGCGAAATAGAAATCGGCGTTTCGACAGGTCGCGCAGCAGCGGGCGAAGAACGCGCATTGCATCGAATTCGGCTTGATCGGATCGCGCGGTACGTGGCGGGGTGGACAGATTCGGCGCGGCGGCCAGCGCACCAGCGCCGATGCCGAAGTCGGCCAAGTCCTCGATCAACAGTTCGCGCGTCGAAACCGGGGCGTCGTCGCGGATCTGAGTCATGTCACGCCCGCGCGGCAGTCGCCGCAAACAGCGGCATTTCGTCCGCATCCGGGTCAACACATGCTGACGCTCTCGGCTCAATGCCAGCAGCGGCGCATGCCGACGGAGAAACCCAGATCACTTCTTCGCGCGGCACGGTGCCCGCTTGCCCGTTCGCGCGTGTCTTGCGCGTGAAGCGCGCCCAGCCTGCCAGGGCACGGTCATACATTCCCGACGCGTAACCGCTGACGACCGCCATACCGCGCAGATTGGCGAGCATCGCGAGCAAATCGGCGTGTTCGAACGCAGACATTTCGCAGCGGTAGTCGCGACCAAGCCCGCGCGACACGCTGTTGCGCACTTCGGGCAGATACGGCGGGTCGACGTAGAAGAGGACACCCGGCGCGTCATACTTCGCGATCAGTTCGACGGCGGGCATATGCTCGATCATGGTTCCGCGCAAACGGGAGCCGACTGCCGCAAGGCGCGCGGGGTACCGCAGCCATTGCCCCGGCCCGTCGGACCAAACGTCGGCCGCAAATCCGATCGGCGAATGCAGCGGGCGCGTCGAGCCCGTGGCACCGAATCCCATCTGGGCACGGATGCACAAGCGCCGCGCGCGCTCGACCGGTTCGTCTGCGACGTGCCACGCCGCTTCGAATTCCGCCCGAGCGTACGGCGTGGCATTCAATGCGTCGATCAACAGCGCCCGCATTGCGTCGTCACGTACCACGCGGAACAGGTTCACGATTTCGCCGTCGAGATCGTTGTAAATCTCGATTCGACTGCGCGCCTTCTGCATGAGAACCGCGGCCGAGCCGCCGAACGGTTCGACGTAGATTTCATGCGGAGGCAGGTGCGAGAGCACCCACGGTGCGACGCGAAACTTGCTGCCGAAATAGCTGATCAGGGGCGCCGTAACGGTCACGCGGCCTCCGCGTAGATCGTTTGACGGCTTTCGCGCGCCGCGCGCAGCGCGTCATCGCGCGACATGCAGCAATCCGGCGCGGCCCCGCTTTCCTCGTACCAGTGAAATTCCGATCCGTTCACCGTGAAGTAGCCGCCGCGCGTGCGACGTTCGTAGAACGGGCCGGTTTCGATAATGCCGCGCTCGATCTGGCGCGGCGCAGCGGCTTGAATGTCGGCAAGCGTCATACCGACCTCACGATAGCGAAAGCCCGATCGGCGCAGCGCAACGCCAACGCCTGCCGTTCGGCTTCATCGCTTGCGCGACGGCGGGCCATTTGCTCGGCGTTACTGGCACGAATCACTCGCCGGATCGCGAGCGTTTCCGCCTCTTGTTGGTTAGGAATGCTATAGACAATAGCCATTTCGTCATCCCTCGATTGAATCAGTTTGCTTTAGGAACTGGCGTCCGCTACTGTCCGGGACGCCTTCTGGCGCGCGATATACTCACGCACTTTCGACAACCATTCAGCGGGAGCAGGCGCACCGTCGAACCCACCGATCGAAATCCATTTCAGAAAATAGGACAGTTCATCGATCGGGTCGCGGCGGCTTGTGCTATCGAATCGCCTATGAAAAAGCTTGATCGCACAGGGGCTTGGGACCCGCTCATTGCCACTGTTGACGCGCAGTTCGAGCCACCCGAATTCGATGCAGAATTGGTTGAATGTCTCGGCCTCGCTCATGTAGACACATTGCGCGAATTCCGCCGATGTGCACCGCGCTTCGTGATTGGTGTTCGCAACGACGCAGGCGACCTGTATCGCCGCATCGGCGCTTACATCGTTCCCGATGCGCGGCAGGTGACGAACTGGTTTCTCGACGCTGGATTCACCGACGAGATCGGTGCCGCGCAAGTCACCGTTGAAGACTGCGACCATATTTTCCGCCGTCATGCCTGACCACCTTTTGACGCGTGCTCGATGTGCTCGATCGCGCGATCCGGATCACACGTGCGCCAGTCCGGCCACGCCCGCCCCTCGTTCGTCGTCATCTTCGCCGAGAGCGCCGCAGTGATCTGTTCAGGCGTTGCGCCGGTTCGCCACGCGCCGTCGAGCCCGAGCAGGATTACATCGATCCACTCGCGCAGGTCGTCGGGCGCGGCCTCGACCTCGGTCAACTCTTTGCGGATGTGATCGCACACGCGAGCCGTGAGACGGCCCGGGCCGAAAGTGCGAGCGGAAAATGCACGTTGACGCCGCAGAAACGCATGCATGTCGAATTCCGCGGGCATCAGCATGATGCTCAGATTTCGCGGCGCGCTTGCGAGCACGCGCCGCAGCGTCGCCACGTCGGCCGCCGACAGTTCCCCGACAGGCTTGAGCACCACGCCGACCTGATCGCCCCGCGCGTCGTTGGCGTCGATACCGACTTTCGCGACGGCCCGGGCATATTCGGCACGAGCAAGCGATGCCCCGCGAGCAAGTAACGCCGCACGCACATCGTCACGCGTCGGATGGGACAGAACGACACCGGCTTGACGGCTCGCCACTGCCCACAGTTCGCGCTGATGGTCAGACAGCAGTCCGGCTGCATTCGCGATGATTCTGTCGGCACATCGCAACTCGCGATACACGAAATCGGCGTCCGGGCTGGCGATAGCGGCCTGCCGCTCGAAAGCCCGGGTGATGCCCTCCCCGCTCACGTCGTCGTGCTCGTTCGCGTTCGACCATGCGATTTTCTGGTCGAACGTCAGCACGGAGAGCGCCGTGCGGATGATGACGTGTGCAGCGCGCAACTCGTCGCGCAGTTCGTTGATGATGGTTTTCATGCCGCCCACCCTGCGCATTGCGCGCCATCGAAAGCAGTCCATTTGCGGACCAAGGCAATCATTGCGTCCATCCACGCACGGAAATGCGGCGTGAGCGATTGGCGCATCGGCGCCGAAGGTGTAAGCGTTTGTTGCAGCGAAACGTGCATTTGACTTCCCCTATTCAACCCCTTGAACGGATACCGCGAGAAACATCACCCCGGCGCCTGAGTAGCTAGCTCAAGACCGGCGGGGTTGAAAACCGGTGCCGGGGTGACGGGTCGGAGAATAGTTCAAGTTACTCGTACTAGTCAAACATTCTCGTACGTCCGAGTTTTTCGGACGTTGCAGAAGATCGAGCGTTCAACTACCCTTGACGTCGGGTTGAATTGATTTAAAAGGGGTTTTCAATGAAAACGACTGTCGAATGGCTCGACGCCGTGAAGGCTCGCCTAGACCTTCCGTCCGATTACGCAGCCGCCAAGGCACTTGGCGTCACGCGCTCTACCATCAGCGGCTACCGCACTGCCCGTTCGGTGTTTGATGAAAAGACGGCGATCCGCGTCGCCGAAATCTTGAACGTTGACCCGTTCGAAGTGATCGCTGCTGCGCACGCCGAAAGCTCGCGCGACGATCGCACGAAGGCAATTTGGGTGCATGCTTTGGAAGTTTTTTCCAAGGGCCTTCAGGGTTTTCGGCGGCTGGCGCTACCCGCTAACGCTTGTGGGGCCTTGGTCCCGCAGGTGTAACGCCAGCTTCAGTTAGCTACCAGTCTCAGCATTATGTAAAATCTAGTCATTCGCGGCTGGAACGTCGCGGACAAAATCCGCCGAGCCAAGCGCGAAGGCACGTTCACGGCCGTGCTCGCCAGGTGGCGCACGCTCGCGCTGAATCTCCCGCGCTCGTGGCGATCTGGCCCTCTCTGGACCGGTATCGGGCCACCTACCTACATCCCCCATAAACGTCGATCAACGTGGAGCGCGGCGAAGGACGAGGCCGACCGGGCCGGACGCCTCTACGCGCCGTTGTTGCCGGGCGTGAACCGCTCAACTTGATGGAATCCCCGCCAATCATCCGAACAAATCTGAGAGAGGCCGACGCGCGCCGCGCCGACGCCGTATTTCGAGGAACACACGTATGTTGCGAAAAATCGCAGTCGTCGGGGACACGTTGTCGAGCAGTGCACTCGCCGCCGGGCGCTGGAGCGCTCGCATTCACCGCATGCATGCGTTACCTGCTGCTTCGGCAGAAACGAACGGGGCTGCTGGAGTCACTTCAGGGTCCGTGAGGCTGGCCGGTACTGATTTAAATCAAAATGTTCGGGGTCACAATTCAGGGGGGTGTCAGGATTTCCGTGTTCAAGGCGGGTTGAGTAA